AACGTGAAGCTGGACTGTGTAAAAAGAGGTGATGTTACCTTGTTTCCACAATTTGGACAAACTGTATTTACAACAGATTCTCTAGCATTTTCTATTAATTCGGTAAACTTTTTAATAAATGTAAATTTATTAATATGCCAAGCATAAGAGGTATTAATCAAGTTATAATATTCCTGTTGAGTAAATGACTGCCAGTCTTGAATTAAATAGGATGATACTGATAAAAATGCCATATCTGGTTTTCGATTTTTAGATCGAGCCTCAGCAATTCTGGCCCTTAATCGTTCAATTGCTCCAATCGTTGGCATATATAAATAAAAAGTCTCATTTAATTTTTCGGACTTTACTTCAAAGCATCTATATTCAGCTGAATAATATTTCATTACTTCCTCAGGTAAGTCAATAAAGTTTAACATTGAACTCTTAATCTTAACTGAGTCTTTCCATTTAACCGGGCCTTTACATGATTCAGTACACTCAAATTCTGCAAATAATGAATTTTGATCAGCCGGAAATGTTAATTCTTGAATTAGAAAAATAATAGCAACTCTATCTAATTCTGAAATATCTCTCCATGATAACCATGAAGTTCCGCCTTTTATTTTAAATCGACTGCACTTTTCAATAACATAATTTAGTTTATCATCAATATCTAATATGTCAGAGTCATCAATGGTAGACCAGTGTCTAATTTCAGCAACTGTTGCTGCCTTTATTGTAATCTCTGCACCTGCTGGATAAAATAGTCCTTTACTTGGCAGGTTTTCAATTGGAATATTTTTCCAAAGTGAATCATTTGGGCCGCCAATTGTAGACTCTAGCATTGGAGTTAAGGCATTACCTAATGAGGTAACTGGAGCAGGTTGAGCTACCTTTTTAATATCAACATTTTTTCCGTAAATCTTATCTTGATTTTCCAAAAAAAGTGCAGCCTCATCTAATGGTTGTTCTTCTTCTATCATAATTAATTGAGTTGTTTAGATAATTATATCACAAATGCTAGGAAGGTTTTCGCTAGGTATGATTTGGATTCGGTTAATCGGTTTAAACTTTCTGGATAAACTTCAACTTTCTTGAAGGTCTGTTGATCAGTAATAAATGCTCTAATTGTCTTGGTTCCTTTATCTATTGTCATGCCTTCGAATTTACCAATTATCATAGTTGGTTCCTTTTTCTTATTGGTAAATGTTGAATTAATTTTTACACCAGTAATTCTAGAGCCTTTTTTAAATTGATTATTTAGAGCTTTAAGATCAATATCAAATTCGTCAGTTACAACCACTTCAGGTCTAGATAAATCAGCTAATGGCAGTAATTTAATTGAAATACCATTACTAAATGGCGATTTTGAGGCAACAAAATTAAAGTCAGATTTTCCATAAAATGGAAGACCTGTTAGTGCTTGCTGTCTTTGACCAAAGGTTAAAACTGGTACCATTATAGAGAAACTTGAGTATTTGTTGTACCTAATAAAGTAACTGGTCCACTTGTGCCAACCGTTAATTTTGAAATATTTGCATAAAAAGTATCTCCTTGAGCTACATAAACGCTTACGCCAGTTCCAGCAGTTCCTTGTTCAACTGTCCATACTGAAATTGTTTGAGCAGCACTATAGTTATGTACACCATAATACAGGGGAGTCCATGAACCAACTGATCCATTTGAGCTTCCAAAACCGGATAGGTCAGTAAAAGCTGGGGTATAATTTGTTGAATTCTCAGCAACCGTATGTTTTCTTAAAAATTTAGCAGGGGGTCCAATCATTTTAATATCTTTTTTTTAACAAGCACAATCGCTTGGGTCTTCATTACTTTTTACATATACAATTAATCCAGTTACTTTAATACTAAAATTATCATTTGGATTAAATATCTCTATTTTATTTATCAAACTATCCGCTCCCCTGGTTTCAGGATTAGAGAAATGAGCGAAGAACTGATGTAATGAAACTGTATGGGTTTCAAGAGTTCGATTTGTTAATATTAAGTTACATTCATGATCTGCTGGTAATATATCATCTCCGTTTTTATCAAGAGATGGATAGGTTACATATAGTATACATCCTCTAGCATAGTTTCGGTCATTTGCCGTTAAGTAAAAAACTGTACCATTTCCAACCGATTCAATATATTCAGCGTCAGCTCCAAGTGGATAATTAGATGGAGTACCGGATGCAGTATAGGAACTAATATCATCTAATCCATTATCAAATATTGATAAGGTTTCATTTGCGCATACTTCAAAATTAATTGATAATTGTCCATCTACTGGATAAATAAACTCCTCTAATTCACAAAAGGTAGCCTCTTTCTTTGACCCATTAAAAATAGAAAAACATCGGTCTACTAGTTTTAAAAATTTCTTACTTGGAAATTTACTACATAGATTGGCATATGCTGCACTAACTCTTTTAGCTAAAGGATCGTCCTTATATGTGATATATGACATTCATCAGTTAATATTTTTATGGATCAAATGGTTTTTTTAAACCACTAAACCCTCTTGCAATGGCTGAATCTGTTATTTTAATGGATCCTCTAGGCTTATTAGGCTCAGGAGTATCTACAATAACTGGCTCAGCCGGTTCACTTGGTAAATATTGATCCATATAAGTAGTATTAGTGTCCTCAATTGGATCAGGCTCAATACTATTTATTATAGGAGTTGCTGATTTAATGTCAGGTTCAATTATATTATCTGATTTAACCTCAATTGGCTCAGGACTTGGCTTAATATAGTCAACCAGTGCTTTAATAAAGCCCAAGGCAATGACTGGTAAAATTGCACCGCTTACAATTGATAAAATTCGCTTTTGATAGATTGGGTCCTCTTCGCTTAATCCAAACAGTTCAATCCAACCTTGGAAGTTTTCTAAATTAATATAGGCATAGTAGGTATTACCCATTGCCTGCATGCATGTTAAAATAATAAAAAGCCCCCATACAATACCCTTATTCATTTTATCAAGGGTTATTAATGACGCCAATGAGGCAGCTGCTCCAATTTCAAATGCAATAGCCAAGCTTATAGCTAACCATTGCGGATTTGATAATTCAAAAAAGCTGATTACGTGAATTGTAGAGATAACTGATACTAACAGGTATAGAGTTACAAATGTGCTAATTATAAAATATTTAACAGTATTTGACCCCATTACTTAGTTGATTCAATCTTTTTAATCTCTTTATCAATTTCAGCTTGACGATTTACATCAAATATCTTACGGTCAGTTGATTGAATCATTCTTTTTTCAGATTTTAAACCTTCAATTTCAATTAATTTAGCAATATCATTTTTAGTAAATAAAATAGCCTGAATTGAATCTAATCGAGCATTTGTCATTTTTGACTGCTTTTCTAAACTTGAAGACTTTCGTGAAATTGTACACATTTGTATAAAGGTAATAATCGATACAATAATTACAATTTTAGTAAAGTGTTGATCTATAAATTTCATTTGTAATTTATTTTTTAGTTATTTATTTACTTTCGGTTAATAAAGTCCCCAAACCATGTTTGGATTTGAGTATAGTTTAAACAGCCAGTATAGATCCAATAGGCAATAAAAGTTAAACAGGTTAACCAGCTTAATACATATACGTGGTTTGACACAGTAGCCATTGGTCTATATTTAATTTGAATTAGGTAGGCATAGTATTCAGAGGTTTTAATTCTGTCAGTTTTTGCCTCAATTAATTCAGTTAAATTATGGGTTTCAAAAAGTTCCTTCTTTTTAGCTAATGATTCAAATACTCTACTTTTTTCTAAGTCTAGTGTATCTTGGCCCATCATTAATAATTCAGGTTCAATATTTAATACATAATATGCCCTAGCTCGGCGGTCTAATCTTAAACCTGTCTGTTTTAGAATTCCACTTTTATTGATATCGGACATTTTTGTTCTATAAAAAATAAAATTTTTTAAATTTTTAATTATGATTACGGTAGTTTCATAAAAAGTAACAGGGTTAATAAAATCTTTCATAATTTAAAAATAAGTAGTTAAATTTTCTTTCATTTGTGGATTTTTAATAAGAACTGAATCCTTTAACATCTTTCGAGCCTTTCTAATTTTAGTTTTAACAGTATTTAAATTCATATTATATTTAGAGGCAATTGCATCGCCTTTCATTGAATGAATTTCCTTGTCTACTAAAATTGATTTTTCAATACCATCCGGCAGAGATTGCAATTCGTCAGTTGTCATTTTATAGAGAGACTCAATGTACATTTCTTTATCAAAATTAAAAACGCTATCGTCTTCAATATTTAAAGGTCTAGTCATATTATCAATCCTGATAGCATAATTTTTAATTAACTTATGCTTATGTAATAGTGCCTCATTTTTTGCAATTGTATAAATCCAGGTCGTAAATCTAAATGTATCATTATACGAATCCAGGCCTTTAAATATTTTAAACAGAGTATTGTGTAATACCTCGGCAGTTTCATCTTCATCATTAAAAAATTTCCATATAAAATATTTTAATTTTGGATACATAATTGAAGCTAATCTGTTTCGATCACGTTCAGTATAGTCTTTGCTTTTTATTTTTTCAGCAAGTTTTTGCATCTCATTATTGAGTTGCTTGTTTATTAGGTCGTATGCGCTCATATTTTGGTTTTTAAAACTTACTTAAAAAATTGATGATTTGGGTTTGACTCTTTCCATTTATCGTAGCGGTCAGCTATTTGAATTAAAATTTTATTTCTTACAATATCTTCGTCGTTAAATTTATGAACGTCTAATCCGTTAATTCCAGATAGCACATTTATAAAATCCGGTAAAGCTACTTTACTCTTTGCAATATCATATTGGCTTACATCTCCGCAAATCAATACTTTAGAATCTTTTCCCATTCTGGTTACAAATAACATTAATTGTTTAAAATCTGCATTTTGAGCTTCATCTAATATCATTAAGCAATTATCAAAGGTTGCGCCTCTCATATAAGCAAGAGGTCTAAATTCAATAACGCCAGCAGTTTCTAACCAACCAACATTATTAGGGTCATTTAATAATTTTACCAAATTTGATCGATAACTTTCAATAAATGGATCAATTTTATCCTTTATTTCTCC